GGGACGAACTTCAATCGTCCCGGTGTGCAGGAAGGCTTTGAGCTTGTCAAGCAGGGGCTTGTGGGCTGCTGGCTGGTCAAAGATTATTGTGCGATAATAGGACTAAATCAGAAAGACCTTGAAAACCAAGGCATTCTGGCTTAGTCCCTTCTTTTTTTGACCGAAAACAAAGGACTTTCACAATAATCAAGCAAGCCGGAGTGTGCCGCTGCACACTTCCGGCAGAAGGAGGATATAGTGGGTGCTATCAAAGTCTTCTTGAAGGAGGTTCTGCTTCCAATCGCGCTTGCGTTCTGCCTCGCGTCATTTCTCAAGCCGATCTATATGCCTGACGGCGTATGTGACTACTTCCTTATGTGGATCTGCGTCGGCTTGCCATTTGGCATCCGGAGGATGTGCCTCTGGCTCGTTCCCAGCGGCTACGGTATTTCCGGCTCAGTCGGCATCTTCGCATTGAACTTAATCATAGGCGGTCTTATCGGAGGACTTGCCTTTTTCATCGGGCTGCTGCTCGGTGTCATTCATACCATCCGAGAAATCATCTGAACTACATCGTAAACGAAGAGGGTTTGTTTCTTCTCCAATTTGGAGTAAGAAGCAAACCCTCTTTTTTTGTTGCCCAAAAGCCGGAATATTTGCTGGCGATGCGGCGAAGGAAAGGAGTTTTTAAGCATGAAACGCATGACAGCCGGTGATCTGCAAGCACTGGAATTGCTGATGCAGACCATACCCGGCTTTGAGCATTTTGACAGCGGCGCGGATGGCATTCTCCCTGAGTGCCGAAGCTGCCGCTTTCACCGTCCTCACTGGAAATATCAGTCCTGCGTGTTTGCAGAGTGTCCCTACTGCTGCAATCCCGTTTCTACACTCAAAAATCAAAGTGGCACATCTGATGCCGGAAAGGAAACCTGTCATGGATAACAAAATCGAAGTCTTCAAGAATGAACAGTTCGGTGAGGTGAGGACGATCCTCGACGGAGAAACACTTCTGTTCTGCGGCTCAGATGTTGCAAGAGCATTGGGATATGCCAGACCCGGCAAGGCAATTATTGACCATTGCAAGGGTGTCCTAAAACGGGACACCCTTACGAGCGGCGGTACGCAGTCCCTTTCCTACATTACGGAGGGTGATGTTTACAGGCTAATTGTCCATAGCAAACTCCCCTCGGCGGAAAGATTTGAACACTGGCTGTTCGTTGAGGTTGTTCCCATGATCCGCAAGACCGGCTGCTACATGACGGAATCCCTGCTGGACCGCATTCAGAAGGAACCGGCGGTCATCATAGAGCTTGCGCAGACCTTGCTCAAGGAAACGAATCGCGCCAATGCCCTTGAAGCGGAGCTGGGCATCGCAAGACCGAAAGCCGATTACTTTGACGTCTTCGTCAATCCAGATGACTGCACCAACATTCGCACCACGGCGAAGGAACTGAAAATCCCGGAGCGCAAGTTCGTCAAATTCCTGCTTAACGAAGGGTATCTGTTCCGCTCTCCCTCCGGTCAGCTTCTTCCCTACAACAAGAAGAGCAACGAAGGACTCTTCATCGTCCGGGATTTCGTGACCTTCCGCTATACCGGCTCTCAGACCTACTTCACCCCGAAGGGCAAGAACGTCATCCGCATCCGCTACTTTGGAATCTGCGGCGTTGAAGTATCTACGGAAATGGCAGGGTGATCATGTGTCAGTCTATCGCGTCAATAAAACCCGTGACTTCACGGTCATGGGCAATACCCACCTGAGAGATAAGAACCTCTCCCTCAAAGCAGTCGGTCTTCTCTCAAAGATGCTGTCCTTCAACGACGGCTGGCAGTTCTCCACCCGTGGTCTTGCAGCACTCTGCAAGGAAGGTCCCGACGCCATACTTTCGGCACTCAAGGAGCTTGAGGAAAACGGCTACCTTGTCCGTCACCGTGGCAGAGATGATAAGGGCAGAATGGTCAGCACGGAGTTCGACATCTATGAGATGCCGCAAGCCGGTTTGCCACACAGGGATAATCCACACAGGGAAAATCCCGATGTGGAGAATCCAGACGTGGAGAATCCCCATAGGGAAAATCCCGCACAAAGAAATACTATCCAAGTAATTACACAAGAAAGAAATACTCTCTCAAAGAACTATCAATCCATCAATCTTGATGTGATGGACAGGATGGATGAGCGAAGCGAGTATGAAGAGATTATCAAAGAGAATCTTGACTACAACATTCTCTGTCAGGATCCGAAGTTCGATAAAGACCGCTTCCGGGAGATCATGGACATCATGCTGGATGCCGTCTGCTCTACCGCTCCGACCATCCGTATCAATGGCGAGGATATGCCGCAGCAAGTGGTTAAGTCCCGCTTTCTCAAGCTGAATAGCAGCCACATAGAGTACGTTCTGGAAGCAATGAACAAGAACCCGTCAGACATCCGTAATATCCGGGCGTACCTGTTGACCGCTCTGTATAACGCCTCTCTGACGATAGACAATTACTACTCCGCGCTCGTCAATCATGATTTCTACGGGCAGGACAGATCGGCAGGGTCAAAGAAGCCGAAGACCTACGATTATAGCCTTTGCGAAGACACTCTTTAATGAATACCATCGTGAGCAATGCTCGGAAAGGAGGACAGTGTAAATGAAAATCATCTGTCGCCGGATTGTGCCGCCTTAGCTGAGGCAGCATTCCCTCAATCATTTCAAGGAAAGGAGGTATCACTGCAATGCAGGATGAAGTCAACACCAAAGTTGTTGCAATCATGATCAAGGGCGGCAAAATCTCAGCCGAGGTGCTGAAAAAGGCACTGGACAAGTTCGTGCAGGAGATTGAGAAGGCGCAGAAGCAGATGCAGCAGCCAAAAACCTATCGCGGCAAGCAGTCCATCAAGCATCTGATGAGCCAGAACGCCGCCATCTCCAACATCGAAGTGACGGACGGCAACATCAAGTCCTTTGAGCGAACAGCCAGTAAATACGGTCTGGACTTTGCGCTCAAGAAGGACGTTTCCGTTGAGCCGCCCAGCTATCTTGTCTTCTTCAAGGGACGAGATGTTGATGTTATGACCGCCGCGTTCAAGGAGTTCTCCGCAAAAACCGTCAAGCAGAAGGAACAGCCGTCCATCCGGCACAAGCTGGATCAGGAGAAAGCCCAGAGCAAGGCACAGCACAAAGAGAAAGTCAAGGTCAAGACCAAGGATCGGGGTGTGGAGCTGTGAACAAACCCGATATGAAGAAGCTCATTCTTCTGAACCTTCCGTATGTCTTCGCCTTCTACTTTGCGGATAAGATTGCCGCCGTATTTCGTCTCGCTCCCGGCACAGAGTTCATCGACAAGCTGACAAACGGCTTTGCCGTGTTCGGCACAGCCTTTGCAAATCCGCTTCCCAGCTTTCATCCCGTTGATCTGCTCATCGGTCTGTCGGCTGGCGTGTTGCTCAAGCTGGCAGTTTACGTCAAGGGTAAGAACCGCAAGAAGTTCCGGCAGGGCGAAGAGTACGGCTCTGCACGATGGGGTAAGCCGGAGGACATCAAGCCGTACATGGACCCGGAGTTTTCCAACAATGTCATTCTGACGCAGACGGAGTTCCTGACCATGAACAGCCGTCCAAAGCAGCCGAAATACGCCCGCAACAAGAACATCCTTGTCATCGGCGGTTCCGGCTCAGGCAAGACGCGCTTTTTTGTAAAGCCAAATCTGATGCAGATGCACAGTTCATACGTTGTCACCGACCCGAAGGGTACAGTGCTGGTGGAATGCGGCAAAATGCTCGAAAAGGGCGGCTACGTCATCAAATCGCTGAACACCATCAACTTCCGGAAATCCATGCACTACAACCCTTTCAGCTACATCCGCAGCGAGAAGGACATCCTCAAGCTGGTCAATACGATCATCGTCAACACGAAGGGAGACGGCGATAAGTCCGGCGAAGATTTTTGGGTAAAGGCGGAAAAGCTCTACTACACAGCTCTCATCGGCTACATCTGGTACGAGGCACCCGACCACGAGAAAAACTTTACTACCCTGCTCGAAATGATCAATGCCTCGGAAGCCAGAGAGGACGATGAGACATTCAAGAACCCTGTGGATGTCATGTTCGACGAGCTGGAAGCCCGCGACCCTGACCACTTTGCGGTCAAGCAATACCGCAAATACAAGCTGGCGGCGGGCAAAACTGCCAAGTCGATTTTGATTTCCTGCGGTGCAAGGCTTGCGCCCTTCGACATTGCAGAGCTGCGGGAACTGATGAGCTACGATGAGATGGAACTGGACACCATCGGAGACCGGAAGACGGCGCTGTTCGTCATTATTTCCGATACCGATGACACCTTCAATTTCGTCGTGGCGATCATGTATTCTCAGCTCTTCAACCTTCTCTGCGACAAAGCAGATGACGTTTACAACGGACGGCTTCCCGTCCATGTTCGCTGTCTGCTGGACGAGTTTGCGAACATCGGTCAAATCCCGAAGTTTGATAAGCTCATCGCAACCATCCGAAGCCGGGAAATCTCGGCGTCAATCATCTTGCAGTCCCAGTCTCAGCTCAAGACCATCTACAAGGACGCGGCTGACACCATCACAGGCAACTGTGACTGCACACTTTTCCTCGGCGGCAAGGAGAAATCCACGCTCAAGGAAATCAGCGAGGTGCTGGGCAAGGAGACAATCGACCTTTACAACACCTCAGAAACCCGTTCCAGCAACAACTCCTACGGCTTGAATTACCAGAAAACCGGCAAGGAACTGATGTCTCAAGATGAGATCGCCGTCATGGACGGAGCCAAGTGTATTTTGCAGCTTCGAGGCGTGAGACCTTTTCTCAGTAACAAATACGACATTACGAAGCATCCAAAGTACCGGCAGCTCTCCGACTACGACAAGCGGAACGCCTTCGACATCGAGAAGTACCGGCAGCACAAGCTGGTAGTCAAGCCCGATGACACATTCGACCTCTATGATATGGGCGAGGTCGAAGCGGATTAAAGCCCCGTCGCTGCACTGCGCAGTGGGTAAAGCCTGATGGCTCCCAAAGCAGAACAGCGACGGGGCTTCTTTTTTTATGCCCATTTTCAAAAATACACAACCAATCTTTTTCAAATCAAGGAGGAAAATCTATGGCTTTCATCAATCAGGCTGTCACGGTTCTTCAGACGCTCGTTATCGCCCTCGGCGCAGGTCTCGCAGTGTGGGGTGTTGTCAACCTCATGGAAGGCTACGGCAACGACAACCCCGGCGCCAAGTCTCAGGGCATCAAGCAGCTCATGGCTGGCGGCGGTGTGGTGCTGATCGGCACGACCCTCATCCCCCTGCTCTCCGGTTTGTTCGGCTAATCCGCGGCAAGCCCAGCTTAACCGAAGGGTGGTGAAATATTGGGCAGCATTTTAGAAAAGATCGAACAGGCTCTCAAGGATATGCTGATCGGATGGATCGAGAGCAACCTGACCAATATGTTCACCGATGTCAACGAGAAGGTAGGAACGATTGCCGCCGAGGTCGGGCAAACTCCGTCCGGCTGGAACGGCGGCGTGTACCAGATGATCCGGGGACTATCCGAAAACGTGATAGTCCCCATCGCTGGTATCATCATCACCTTCGTTTTGTGCTACGAGCTGATTTCCATGATCACCGAGAAAAACAACCTTCACGACATGGACACTTGGATGTTCTTCAAGTGGTTTTTCAAGGCGGCTGTGGCGATCTATCTCGTGACGCACACCTTTGACATCGTGATGGCAGTATTCGACATCGGGCAGAACGTAGTTTCCGGTGCAGCCGGTGTCATTCACGGCAACACCAGCATTGATATTGATTCGACGATTGCGCAGATGCGTACCGGCATGGAGAACATGGGCGTCGGAGAACTGCTCGGTCTGTCAATAGAAACGCTTCTGATCAGCTTGTGCCTCAAAATCATGGCGATCCTCATTACGGTCATTCTCTACGGGCGCATGATTGAGATTTACTGCACCGTGAGTATTGCGCCTATTCCCATCGCAACCATGAGCAACCGCGAATGGGGCAGCATCGGCACGAATTATCTGAAAGGCTTGTTTGCTCTGGCATTTCAGGGCTTTCTCATCATGGTCTGCGTCGGCATCTATGCGGTGCTGATCAACGGCATGATCATCGCAGACAACATTCATTCGGCTCTGTTCTCTGTGGCAGCGTATACGGTCATTCTATGCTTCTCGCTGTTCAAGACCGGAAGCCTCGCAAAATCCATTTTCCATGCGCACTAAGGAGGTCGGCAGCATAAAGAAGTACAGCATCATCTACGCCGATCCCCCTTGGGCGTATCGGACTTACTCCAAGAAGGGACAGGGACGGTCGGCAGAAAGCCACTACCCGACAATGTGCATTGAAGACATCAAGGCACTTCCGGTCGGTGAGCTTGCCGCGAAGGACTGCGCCCTGTTCCTCTGGATCACGTTCCCGTGCCTCTGTGAAGCACTCGAAGTGCTGACGGCATGGGGATTTTCCTATAAGACCGTGGCTTTTGTATGGGTGAAGCAAAACCGTAAGAACGACGATCTCTTTACCGGCATGGGCTACTGGACAAGGGCGAATGCCGAAATCTGCATCCTTGCTACGAAGGGACATCCGAAGCGTGTTGACGCCGGTGTGCGTCAGGTCATCCTCAGCCACATTGAAGAGCATTCCAAAAAGCCGGATGAAGCGCGGGAGCGCATTGTTCGGCTCATGGGAGACCTTCCCCGCGTAGAGCTTTTTGCCCGTCAGTCTCCCGAAGGCTGGGATGTTTGGGGCAACGAGGTCGAATGCACGGCGCATCTTCCTATGGAGGAAACACCATGCTGCGGCTAAGACCCATCTCTCTTCGTGACGCCAACGAGTACGTCCGGCAGCATCACCGGCATCATAAGCCGGTTGCCGGTCACAAGTTTTCCATCGGCTGTGAAGCAGACGGTGAGCTGGTCGGCGTAATCATCGCTGGGCGTCCCGTCAGCCGGTATCTGGATGACGGCTTCACATTGGAGGTTACAAGGCTATGCACAAACGGGGCGAAGAACGCTTGCAGCTTTCTCTACGGCGCGGCGGCAAGAGTTGCTGCGGCTATGGGCTATAAGCGCATCATCACCTACACGCTGGAAAGCGAAAACGGTGCAAGCCTTCGGGCTTCCGGCTGGATTTGTCAAGGCAAAGCGGGTGGGCTTCGCTGGACAGGCAAGCGTCAGCCGAAGGAGGATCAATATCCCGCACAAATGAAGCTGCGCTACGAAAAGCAGCTTAGAAAGGAGGAAACAGTCAATGGCATTTGTTCCGGTCCCGAAGGATCTTAACCGCGTCAAAACGAAGGTCATGTTCAACCTGACCAAGCGGCAGCTCATTTGTTTTTCCATCGCTGCGGCAGTCGGCGTCCCGATCTTCTTTCTGGCAAAGGCGCATCTCGACTTGTCTACGGCGGCAATGCTGATGGTGGTGATCATGCTTCCGTTCATCTTCTTCGCGCTTTACGAGAAGGACGGTCAGCCCGCCGAAAAGTATCTGTACCACATCGTACAGTCCATGTTCATCCGGGACAAGGTGCGTCCCTATCGCACGAACAATCTCTACGCTGAGATTCAGCAGAAAATCAAAGAACAGGAGGAATTGCAGCTTGAACAACAGCACAGCAAAGGCAAAGCCTAAGATGACCGTCAAAAACGGTGTCGTTTACGGCAATGCCCTTTCCGCTCAGGAAAAGAAGCGGATCGTCATGCAGAAGAAAAAGGACAGGAAGGCAAAGAAAGTCCGCAAGTCCGCCCAGCAGACCATCCCCTATTTGGAGATGTGCCGTGACGGTATCTGTAAGGTGAACAGCCGCCTCTACACGAAGTCCATCGCCTTTGAGGACATCAACTACCAGCTTGCGCAGAACGAGGACAAAACTGCCATCTTTGAGAACTGGTGCGACTTTCTGAACTACTTCGACAGCTCGATCTTCGTCCAGCTCTCCTTCATCAATCAGAAGGCAAGCCTGAATGAGTTTCGCAAGCGCATCAACATTCCGGCACAGGAGGACGCCTTCAACGACATCCGCTCCGAGTATTCCGGTATGCTGCAAAACCAGCTCACCAAGGGCAACAACGGGCTGATCAAGAAGAAGTACATCACCTTCGGCATTGAGGCGGACTCCCTCCGCACGGCAAAGCCGAAGCTCGAACGCATTGAAACCGACATCCTCAACAACTTCAAAACTCTCGGCGTGAAAACCGAGCCGCTGTCCGGCTACGAACGGCTGAAAGTGCTTCATGATGTGTTCAATATGGACACCAATGAGCCGTTCCGCTTTTCCTTCGATATGGTTGCCCGGACAGGGCTTTCCAGCAAGGACTTCATCGCGCCCACTTCCTTTGACTTCCGTGAAGGCAAGTGCTTCAAGATGGGCAGAACCATCGGTGCGGTGAGCTTCCTGCAAATCCTCGCGCCGGAACTCAATGACCGTATGCTTGCCGACTTCCTTGAGATGGACAGCAACATCACGGTCAATTTTCATATCCGGACGATTGACCAGGCGAAGGCAATCAAGAGCATCAAGTCGAAGATCACCGACCTCGACAAGATGAAGATTGAAGAGCAGAAAAAGGCGGTCCGCTCCGGCTACGATATGGACATCATCCCGTCCGATCTCGCCACCTTCGGCGGTGAGGCAAAGCGTCTGTTGCAGGATCTCCAGACCCGCAATGAGAGGCTGTTCCTCGTGACCATCCTCATCATGAACACGGCAACCAACCGCCAGAAGCTCGAAAATGCTGTATTCCAGACCGCCGCCATTGCCCAAAAGTATAATTGTGCGCTCAAGCGTCTTGACTTCCAGCAGGAAGAGGGGCTGATGTCCTCTCTGCCTATCGGCATCAATCAGGTGGAGATCGAACGCGGGCTGACCACTTCCAGCACAGCGGTTTTCGTGCCGTTCACCACGCAGGAGCTTTTTCAGGGCGGCGAAGCTCTCTACTACGGACTGAATGCGCTATCCAACAACATGATCATGGTTGACCGCAAGCAGCTCAAGAACCCCAACGGACTGATCTTGGGTACGCCCGGTTCCGGTAAGTCCTTCTCCGCCAAGCGCGAAATGACGAACGCCTTCCTCATCACCGAGGATGACATCATCGTCTGCGACCCCGAAGCCGAGTATTTCCCCCTTGTTCAGAAGCTCGGCGGTCAAGTCATCCGCATCTCGCCGGTCAGCACGGATTACATCAATCCGCTGGACATCAACACGAACTACTCCGAAGAGGAAAACCCGCTGACGCTGAAATCCGACTTCATCCTCTCCATGTGTGAGCTGATTGTCGGCGGCAAGGACGGCTTGCAGCCGGTTGAGAAGACCATCATTGACCGCAGTGTCCGCATGGTCTATCAGGAGTTTCTTGCAGACCCCAAACCGGAGAAAATGCCGATCCTCGAAGACCTCTACAACATTCTGAGAAATCAGAAGGAGCCGGAGGCACAGCGCATCGCAACTGCCCTTGAAATCTACGTTCACGGCTCTCTGAACGTCTTCAATCACAGAACGAATGTGGATGTCAACAACCGCTTCGTCTGCTATGACATCCGGGAACTCGGCAAGCAGCTCAAGAAACTCGGTATGCTGATTGTGCAGGATCAGGTGTGGAACAGAGTCACCATTAACCGCGCCCAGCACAAGGCAACGCGCTACTACATGGACGAGTTCCATCTTTTGCTGAAAGAGGAACAGACCGCCGCGTACAGCGTGGAAATCTGGAAGCGTTTCAGAAAGTGGGGCGGCATCCCCACCGGCATCACCCAGAACGTCAAGGATCTTCTTGCGTCCCGCGAGGTAGAGAACATCTTTGAAAACTCGGATTTTGTCTACCTTCTGAATCAGGCGTCCGGCGACCGGCAGATTCTCTCGAAGGCGCTGAACATCTCGCCCAGCCAGCAGAACTACATCACCAATTCCAATGCCGGTGAGGGGCTGATCTTCTACGGCTCGACCATCGTTCCCTTCAAGGACGATTTCCCGAAGGACACCCAGCTTTACCGCATCATGACCACTCGCCCCGAAGAAACCGTACAGAACTGATAGGAGGATTTTTGAACATGAACAACAAGATGATTACCATTCCCTACGCGGACGCTATCGAATACGGAGAGAACACCTCCGCGCTGTTTAAGGCTCTGTGGGAGCTGACCGATCTGATCCGACTGGAAAGCGACCTCAAGAAGCATCACCGCGCCTACCTCCATGTGAGGGAGGACATCGACGAAAAGGTCAAGGAAGCGCGTCAGATTATGACCAAAGTAGCCGTGGATATGATCGGCTTTTACTTCAATGTTGATGTTTCTGAGTGCAGCAACAACGATGAGAATACCCCTTTCGCTGACGCGGGTAATGATGAAACCGTTTCTATCCCCAAGGGCGAGTATGAGCTGATGATCGACGATCTGCTCACGATGTCCGAAATCATTCAGTGCGTCGCAGATATGCGCACGCAGGATGTGAAGGCAATCCGTGAGTTCGGCAAGTTCATCCCCGCCTTTGCCGCCTTTGAGAAGAACCGCCTGAACCTCTATCGTGAGGCGGCGAAGGAAGCAGAGGAAATCTTCGACCGTTGGGCGGACGAGATTGACAATCTCGACGAGGACTTCATGGAAGACGAGGACTACGAGCCGGACGAGTATTACTCCGACTGATATGCGCTCAAATCCGAAGAAAGGAGCTGGTTTTTATAGAGCTTGACATCATTCATACCGGCGATTGCCTTAAAATCCTGAAAACTCTGCCCGATGACAGCGTTCATTGCTGTGTGACGTCCCCTCCGTATTACGCGCTCCGTGATTACGGTATGGAGGCTCAGATCGGCAGAGAGACAACGCCGAAGGAATACATCTCGCGCCTGACGGAAGTGTTTACCGAAGTCAGGCGCGTTTTGCGTCCGGATGGAACGCTCTGGCTGAACATCTCGGACACCTACGCTGGGAAAGGCAATCAGGGAGATTTCATTGACCCGAAGAACCCCAACGGCAGAAACGGTCAGGCTGTGGCTCTCAACAACAAGGTTGAGGGCTGCAAGCCGAAGGACATGATCGGCATTCCGTGGATGCTGGCTTTTGCCCTCCGCGATACCGGCTGGTATCTGCGCAACGACATCATCTGGATGAAGGATAACCCCATGCCGGAGAGCGTGAAAGACCGCTGCGCCCGCTGCTATGAGCATATTTTCCTGTTCTCAAAGTCCAAGAAGTATTTCTTTGACTACAAGGCAATTTCCGAACCGATTGCCCCTGCAACGGCAGAACGCCTCAAGCGCGGCATGAAGGGCGGTAACAAATACGGAAAGCCCGTTCCCGGTCAGCCTCAGCCGCAGTCCATCAACCGCCCCCGTGAGCATGGCGAGATCAAGGACGCAGACATCAATCCGCTCCGCAACAAGCGCGATGTCTGGAAGATCAACACCGTCCCCTTCAAGGGCGGTCACTATGCCGCCTACCCTCCAAAGCTGGTTGAAACCTGTCTTCTCGCCGGTTGTTCAGAAGGCGGCATTGTGCTTGACCCGTTCATGGGAAGCGGCACAACCGGCATGGTTGCTGCGCAGATGGGGCGTCATTTCGTCGGCATCGAGCTGAACCCTGAATACACCGAGCTTGCCTACAAGCGGATTGGAGGTGAAATCTGATGCCCAAGGAACCGGAACTTAAAGCCCGTGACAAGGTAGTCGTGCGGATGATGCGGGAGGGCGCGGTCGAGGAAAACCTGACGGCTGGCACCGAGCAGCGTGTGTCAAAGCGGCTGGAAGATGCAGAGCTGGTGAAGCCCGCTGAGACAGCCGTGCCTTCCGAAGCTCTTTCTGCGGAGGAACAGAAAAAGGTGCAGATGCGCCGTCAGCAGCGTCAGTTTCAGACGGAACACGCCGAAGATAACGACACTCAGCCGCCCTCGGAAACGTCCGTCACAGAAGAGAAAAGGGCAGAAAATTCACCCCAGAATGTACCTGAACCGCTGTCCTCGGAAACGCCGTTCAAGCCTCCAACTTTAGAGCAGCACGGCGTTTCTTCGCATACCGGCACGGTGATTGCTGAAACGGTTGTCACCCACAAGCTGCGCAAGACCTCGGCGGTTGAAACAGTTGACGCGGATGCCGTTCTCTCCCAAGCGGCGGAGACTTCCTCCGCAAAGCCGGTCTCGGACGATGCCGTCCCGCCCACGAAGCGGATGCAGAAGCTCGAAAGGAAGTCCGAGAAGGCGCATGAGCGTCTGGATGCCGCCCGTGAGAAGCTGCCCACGCACAAGGTTCTCAAGAAAGAGCGTGTCTTCGATGAAGAGACCGGCAAGGGCAAAACCCGCCTTCATTTTGAGGATGAGCTGAAAAAGCCCAAGAGCAAAGGCAAGCTGCAATTTGAGGCAGATAAAACCGTCCGCAAGGTCGGTGACACCCTTGCTTCCGGCATTCACGGCAAAATCCATGAGGTCGAACAGGAAAACACGGCGGTTGAGGCGGCGCATAAAACGGAGATCGCCGCTGAGACTGCCGCTCGGCATTTCAGTCATCATCGGGAAAAGAGCATCAACAAACCTTATGAGAAGGTCTCTAAGCTGGAACATAAGGCGGATGCTGCGGATGCGAAGCTCCAATATGAGAGAAATCAGCAGGAGCATCCTGAGATGAAGAAGCAGAACATGAACAAGCACTACCAGAAGCAGAACATCAAGAAGGAATATGCCGCCGCTCGAAATGCCGGTTCTCAGACTGCCGGGACTGCCACAAAAAGCACCGGCAAGAAGCTCGGTGAGAAGGCGTCCGACAAGATCAAGGAGTTCTTTGAGAAGAACAAGAAGGTCTTCATCTGGATCGGCGTCGGAATTGCCCTTCTCGTTTTGCTCGGTGCTGGAATCAGCTCGTGTTCGATGCTCACCTCTACCGGTTCGTCGGTTATCGCTTCCTCCTATCTCAGCGAGGATGATGCGATGCTGGGCGCAGAAGCGCAGTATTGCCAAATGGAGCAGGAGCTGCAACGCTATCTCGACACCTACGAAAGCACTCACAACTATGATGAATACCACTTCGATCTGGATGATATTGAGCATGACCCCTATGTGCTGATCTCCATTCTCTCGGCTCTCCATGAGGGCGAGTTCACGCTGGATGAGGTGCAGGGTACGCTCCAAATGCTGTTTGAAAAGCAGTATATCCTCACCGAAGAGGTCATCATCGAAACCAGATACCGCACGGAAACCGACACATGGACGGACGCAGACGGCAACACGCACACGGAAACCTATCGCGTCCCGTATGACTACTACATCTGCAACGTGAGGCTCGAAAACTTCAATCTCTCCCATGTCCCGGTCTACATCATGTCTCAGGAACAGCTTTCCATGTATGCGACGTATATGTCGGTGCTGGGCAACCGCGAGGATCTGTTCGGTGACTCTCCCTATGTGGACAAGTACATCACCAATCCGCCCGCTGACTACGATGTCAACCCGGAATACCTGAACGACGAGAAGTTTGCAGCGCTGATTACCGAGGCGGAAAAGTATCTCGGTTATCCGTATGTGTGGGGCGGCTCCAATCCCGACACGTCCTTTGACTGCTCCGGCTTCGTCAGCTATGTTCTCACGAACAGCGGTCTTGTGAATACCGGACGGCTGGGCGCACAGGGGCTTTACAATGTCTGTGCGCCGGTCTCAAAGGCGAATGCACAGCCCGGTGATCTTATCTTTTTCGTCGGGACGTATGACACCCCCGGCGTGTCTCACGTCGGCATCTACGTTGGTGATGGGGTCATGATCCACTGCGGCGACCCCATTCAGTACACATCCATCAACTCTTCCTATTGGCAGCAGCATTTCTACGCCTTCGGAAGACCCGCCTATTAAAAGAAAGGAGTTTTGCATGAATCCCAAGTATCAGAAGGTCCTCTCTGACATCGAGAAGGCTGAAAAGAAGAAGTCCGAAATCGAAGGACAGCTCAAGGAGCTGTACGACAAGAAGACAGAGCTGGAAAACCTTGAAATCATCAATACTGTGCGCTCTATGGTGATGGACAAGGATCAGATCATGGCGTTCCTGTCTTCCATGAAGGGCGGCACCAAGCCCGCTGAAAATACGGAGGTAATCGACAATGCGTAAGAAGTTTCGTTTTCTGACCGTCCTTGCGGTCTGCGTCATGGTTCTGTCTTGCTTCTCGGTGACGGCGTTTGCCTATGCCGATGACACCGATCAGAACCTTCCGGTCACAGAGGCAACCCAGCCGGAACAGCAGCCCGCAGTCACTCCCGCCCCTGAAAAGCCGAAGGGTGAGCCGATTGACGATGAGGGCAACGCCTACACCCGCGACTTGCTCTATGACAGGGCAACCAACAAGCAGTTCATCACAGTCCAGACGAAGAACGGCAACACCTTTTTCATTGTCATCGACTACGATGCGCCCATCAACGAGGATGAGGAACAGTATCAGACGTACTTCCTGAACATGGTCGATGAGAGCGACCTGCTTGCGCTGCTGGACGAAGATACTGCGTCTGCTCTGACTACCTGTAACTGCAAGGAAAAATGCGCTGCCGGTCAGGTCAACACCGACTGCCCGGTCTGCAAGACCAACATGAGCGAATGCACCGGCACAGCCCCCGCTACACCTGAGCCGGATAAGGATGCAGAAACCGATGCTCCCGCCCCTAAACCCGAAAAGAAATCCAACATCGGCGTGATCCTCGTCATCTTCGTTCTTGCCGGTGCTGCGGGTGCAGCTTATTACTACATCAAGTTCGTCAGGGGCAGAAAGCCCAAGGATGAAGATATGGACTTCTTCGACGACGAAGGCTACGAGGAAGAGCCGTACATCAACGAGGATGATGAGCCGCAGATTGCGGAGGATGTCGAAACGGATGGTGATGAAGATTGATCTTAGTCATTGCTGAAAAGCCCAGCGTTGCCCAGTCCATCGCAAAGGTGCTGGGCGCGACGTCCCGCAAGGACGGCTACATGGAGAGCGGCAATTACATCGTTTCGTGGTGCTTCGGTCATCTGGTGGAGCTGGCAGACGCCAGCTCCTACGATGAGCGGTATGCCAAGTGGCGGTATGACGATCTGCCCATTGTCCCGGAAAGCTGGATGTTCGACGTCACAAAGGACAAAGCCCAGCAGTTCAAGGTGCTGTCCGCTCTTATGAAGGACAAGCGCGTCACCGAGCTGGTCTGCGCAACCGATGCAGGACGCGAGGGTGAGCTGATCTTCCGGCTGGTCTACAACAAAGCCGGATGCACCAAGCCCTTCAAGCGTCTGTGGATCAGCTCATTGGAGGACTCCGCCATCCGCGAAGGCTTCAACCATCTCCGGGACGGCATGGAATATGACCGTCTCTATGAAGCGGCACTCAGCCGCTCGAAGGCGGACTGGATTGTCGGTATCAACGGCACCCGCCTGTTCACCACGCTCTATCACAAGAAGCTGGTGGTCGGGCGCGTCCAGACGCCGACCCTTGCAATGCTGGTGGAGCGTGACGGGAAAATCTCCACGTTCCAGAAGGAAAAGTATTTCAACGTCCACGTCGGCAAGGGCGATCTGACCGCCGATCTGGAAAAGGTCAAAACCGAAGAGGAAGCAAAAAGAATTGCGGCGGCTTGCGAGAAAAAGCAAGCCGTCGTTTCTTCTCTCAAGCGGGAAACGAAAACCGTCAATCCTCCGAAGCTCTATGATCTGACCACCTTGCAGCGCGAGGCAAACCGATATTACGGCTTCACTGCCCAGCAGACGCTTGATCTCGTTCAGACGCTCTACGAAAAGAAGCTCCTGACCTATCCGCGCACGGACAGCCAGTTCATCACGGATGATATGGAGGACACCGCCCGTCAGGTCATTTCTATCGTCTGCCGCCAACTTCCGCTCTTCTCTGGCGTTTCGATTACGCCGGACATTGCCCGCGTAACCAACAACAGCAAGGTCACGGATCACCATGCCATTCTCCCGACCGTCCAGCTTGAAAAGCAGGAGGTTTCCGCGCTTCCGCAATCGGAGCAGAAAATCCTCAATCTTGTCGGGATGCGCCTTCTGTGTTCGACCGGCGAGAAGCACACCTACGCAGAAACGCAGATCACGCTCTCATGCGAGGGTTATGCGTTCAAAGCCAAGGGCAAGACCGTCGTTCAAAACGGATGGAAAGCCATTGAAGAACTGTTCAAGGCTTCCCTCAAGACGAAGGAAAAGGACGATCCCATGAAGTCCCTGCCCGAAGTCCATGAGGGCGATGTTTTGGATGGTGTGTCTGCCAGCGTCACCGAACACTTCACGACACCTCCGAAGCAGTACACGGAAGATACCCTCCTGTCTGCGATGGAGACTGCCGGAAACGATCAGTTTGACGATGACACCGAGAAGAAAGGTCTTGGAACACCCGCGACCCGTGCCGGTATCATTGAAAAGCTGGTGAAATCCGGCTTTGCAGAGCGTAAAGGCAAATCCCTCATTCCCACGAAGGACGGCTGCAACCTCGTCTGCGTCCTGCCGGAACAGATCACTTCTCCCGCAATGACGGCGGAATGGGAAAACACGCTCATGGAGATTGAGCGCGGCAATGCGGATGCAGACGCATTCCTCAGCGGCATTGTCCGGATGACCGGCGATCTTGTAAAAGCCTACCCGTTTCTCTCCGATGCCGAAGCCCAGCGTTTCGGCACGGGCAAGGAGGAAATCGGCAAGTGTCCCCGCTGTGGTTCTCCGGTCTATGTCGGCAAAGGCAACTTCTACTGCTCGAACAAGGCTTGCTCCTTCTGCCTGTGGGAAGACAACAAGTTCTTTTCCAGCAAGAAAAAGAAGCTGACCAAGAGGATTGCAAAGGAGCTACTGGACAAGGGCTGGTGCCGAGTGACCGGGCTTTACACGCCGAAGAAGCCTCAGCTCTACGATGCGGTGATCCGTCTGGATGACAGCGGAGGCAAATACGTCAGCTTCAAGATGGAGTTTGACCGATGAACCGTCCGAAGTATGTTGCCTCTTGCAGCGGAGGCAAAGACAGCGTAGCGACACTCCTGTTGGCTGCACAGCACAAGGAACCGCTGGACGAGGCAGTTTTCAGCGAAGTCATGTTTGATCAGGACACAAGCGGTGAAGTCCCGGAACACCGGGACTTCATTTATGACCGGCTCAAGCCCTTCTGTGAAAAGGAGCTGGGCATCAAGTTCACCATTCTCCACGCGGACAAGACCTACGATGAGGTGTTCCATCATGTCATCACCCGCGGACCGCACAAGGGCGAGGTTCGCGGCTTTGCATGGGCTGGTATGTGTGCAGTCAATCGGGACTGCAAAATCCCGCCAGTCCGCAAGTACAATGCCGCACTCTCGCCGGACTCTGTGAGCTATGTCGGCATCGCGGAGGATGAGCCAAAACGCCTTGCTCGTCTGGATGGAATAACGAAGGTCAGTCTGCTTGCCAAATACGGCATGACCGAGGCGGACGCCTACAAGCTCTGTCAGGAACATGGGCTGCTTTCCCCAATCTACACTCACTGCCGGAGAAACGGTTGCTGGTTTTGCCCCAATGCAAGCGACAAAGAACTGCTGCACATAGTCACAAATTATCCGGAGATGTTTGACCGGCTGATTGAATGGGAGAACGAGGATAACATCTTCCATCGTCGGATGACGCGCAGAGAAACCCCGTCTGAGGTAAAGGCTCGTTTATTGAGCAAATCCCAGACGGGGTTTTCTTCTCCCAAAAGCAAATAAGAAATGGAGGTTTGAGATGGCTGAAAACAAAAACGCACAGCAAGTCCGCGAAATCACGGACAAGCTGGAACAGGGCATCAAGGAGCTTTTTGAATCCGAGCGGTTCAAGGAATACCTCCGCACGATGTCCAAGTTCTACAACTATTCCTTCAACAACACGCTGCTCATTGCGATGCAGAAGCCGGAGGCAACCTATGTTGCCGGTTATACCTCGTGGCAGCGCAACTTTGACCGTCAGGTCATGAAGGGCGAAAAGGGCATCAAGATTCTTGCACCCGCGCCGTACAAGGCGCAGGAAGAGCGTGAGAAGATTGACCCCGCGACGCAGAAGCCGGTGATCGGCGCAGATGGGAAGGCTGTCACAGAAACAGTCGAGGTCCTGCGTCCTGCCTTCAAGGTGGTAAGCGTCTTTGATGTTTCTCAGACGGACGGCAAGGAGCTTCCGGACATCATCGTCGATGAGCTGAAAGGCACCGTCGAAAACTACGAGGCGTTCTTCGATGCGCTCAAGCAGGAATCTCCCGTCCCTATTTCCTTTGAGGACATTCCGGGCGGTGCAAAGGGATTCTTCTCGCCGGTTGAAAGCCGCATTGCCATTCAGGAGGGCATGAGCGAAATCCAGACGGTCAAAACCGCCATTCACGAGATCGCCCACGCAAAGCTCCACGCCGTCAAGCCGGATGAAAAAGCCGCGCCAGAAGATAAGAAGGATCGGCACACCAAGGAGGTTGAGGCGGAAAGCGTTGCCTATACCGTCTGCCAGCGTTACGGCATTGAAACCTCGGACTACTCCTTCGGCTACATCGCCGGTTGGTCATCCGGCAAGGAAACCAAAGAGCTGAAAAGCTCTCTGGACACCATCCGCAAGACGGCGGCTGAGATGATTGAGGGCATTGACGCCAAGCTCAAGGTGCTGCTGGCAGAGAAAGCGCAGTCCGCAGAGATGGAAGTCGAAGCTCCCGTAAAGGAAGCTGTTCCGGAGGAAAAGCCGGAAGTCCCCATTTACCGCGAGACGGCAAATTACGCCTATGAAGCCGGTGAGATGGAAGCATATCGCGCCTCCCTTGCTACAAACGAGAAATGCCGCAGTGCGATTGAAGCGGCAATCAGCTCCAACTATGGAGATAACCGCCTGAATGCGGAAGCTGCCGTGAAAAGCGTCCTTGAGCAGTTCTCTCCGGAGCGCGTCCGGTATGTCCTTGCAAACACCATTCAGCAGAAAAACTTTGACGGGCGCATTCCGCAGCCTCTCAAGGAGTGGGCGAAGAGCGTTGAGGTCTGCCCGGAGAATGCCTCCCGCTTCCTTGTGGATAAACCCAATCCCGGACTGACGGCACTTTTTGTCGATGCGTTCCGTCAGCAGACCGAAGCTCAAAAGGATGTCACTTCTGAGAAGGCAACGGAAAGAGACCCGGAGGTCGTTGCATGGGAGAATGATGAGATTACCTCTATTGAGGTAAAAACCGTGGAGGTTAAGTCTCCCTTTACTCCCTTGCCGGAGGAAGCAGCGAAAGCACCGAAGGCACACCGCCTGACCGCCGAAGAGAAGGAAATCAAAGCCGCCGTCATGGACACGCTCAAGGGGCAGATCGCCTATAACAACGACGGAATGCGGGCTTCCTACCGCGCCTCTAACCACTCCTTCAATCTGCTGGCACGGAACGGCGTCAGGATCGATGGCAACACGGTCACGCAGAACGGTGAGCCGCTGTTCAAAATCCATCGCCGTTATGCGGCGCGGAAAACGCAGGGCTGTTACCGTGAGCTGATGCCGACGCTGGAATACGTCAAGCAGGAGCAGAAGCAGGAAAAGCCCTCCATCCGCGATCAGCTCAAAGCTGCCGCGAAAACGCAGCCGGAGAAGAAGTCCCCGGTCAAATCCAAAACACACGACATGGAGTTGTGAGAAAGGAGACGCATGAAGAAATACACAGACGTTGACATCATCGCGGAGCTTCAGAAGCTCGTGGATAGTCATGTGGACAGCTACAAGGAAGACTTCGACATCGACAAGCGCATCATCCGCCGCGCCGCCGAAAGCCAGAATCCCGAAGACAAAACGCTGATGTGGTTCTGCCGTCCGCATGGAACGCACTGCCTCAACGAAAATCAGGTCTTCATTCAGGGAACGCGGGATCACAATACCTTCCGTTTCTATGCGGAGCAGACCTACGACGAGTGCATTGCCCGTGTCATTGTCCCGAAAGCTGTCAAGCGCGGCAAGGTGTTCGGGGATGTCTTTGAGATCAACTACCGAGAACAGGCGGCAAACGTAGCGCAGAACTCTGTTGCGCCGGATCATGACCGGCTGACCTTTGTGGATGGCTTTGTGCTGGAAGCCCCCTGCCGCAGCAGCTTCGATGCAGCAATGGCTCTGGTTAGTGAGCATGGCGGCGTACAAGCCCACCGGACGCTCCCGAAGGACGCGGAGGCTCTGACAGAAGTGTTGACCAAGCAGAAAAGCCGCCGTGACAGACTGCCGGAGGCAGAAAGGACAGAGACGCTTGCCCCTCTGCCCGTTGCAGAACTCCGCAAGTACGAGGCAGTCAAAAAGGCGCATCCCGACGCGCTGGTTTGCTTTGCCCAGAACGGCTATTTTGAGCTGTATGGCAAGGACGCGGAAAAAGCCGCGCCCTTGCTCGGCACGAAGCTCCTTGAGAAGAAGGTGCGCGGCAAGCCCTCCATGCCGGTGACCGGCTTCCGTGAAGCTGCATGGGTAGCAGCATCAAAGAAGCTCTGGCAGTCCGGTGCGGATGTCTTTCTCAGCAAGGACGGCGAGACCTTCAAGGAACTCAAAGCCGCAGATTACATTCCTGTCGGCGCGACGCTGAATGTGGACGGCATCAAGTGCAGAATCGACGCGGTTGATTTTGCCGCTGATGAAGTGCGGCTGACCAACATCGAGGACAAGAACCGCCCCATCCGCTTTTCGGAAAGCATCCAGTATGTCCGCTCGTATGTGGAAGATGCCGGTATTGCCGTCTATGACACCGTTCCGAAGAAGTCCGCTGCCCGTGAATCCATCCGTGACAAGCTGAAATCTGCGCAGAAAGCCCAGCCGTCCCACACACCGAAGCCGCAGAAAAACAAAGGAAAGGATATGGAACTCTGATATGAAGAATTTTACCGTGGAAGAAATCAACCTGATGTGCTGCTTCAATACGTCCAGCCGCAAGCGGCTGATCGACGATATGAAGAGCGTCACCCTGAACGACATGGACGGCGAGATCGCAGAGCTGATGTATAAGACCATTCGGAAGCTCGAAGCCATGACTGACGCAGAGTTTGAGGAACTGTATATCATGCCGGACGGCATGATGGATGACTGAAAGGAGGATGCCTATGCCCGTATTAGACGGTAATTTTGAAGCCTTCGTCACAAACCTTGGCAAGTACAACGAGGGTATGCTGGTCGGTGAGTGGGTGAAGCTGCCCACCACCGAAGAAGAGATGCAGAAGGTTTTTGAGCGTATCGGGATCGGCAAGCAGGATGAGTTCGGTCAGCCCTATGAAGAGTGGTTTATTACCGACTACGAATGCCCGATCTACGGTGTCCAGAAGATGCTTGGCGAGTATGAAAGCCTTGATAAGCTCAACTACCTTGCCGCTTTGATTGACGAGCTTTCCCTGAGCGATCAGGAAAAGCTCGTTGCCATTATGGAGGCTGGCTGCGATGAGGTCAGCGACATCGACGACCTCATCAACCTGACGTTCAATCTGGACTGCTACGACATCATGCCCGGTATCAACGACGAATATGACCTCGGCTATTACTATGCCAACGAAGCCGGTATCTACTCCGAAAAGGATCTCGGTCCTCTGGCAGACTACATCGACTATGAACGCTATGGTCACGACATCGCTTATGATGAACAGGGACGCTTCACCGATGAAGGCTATGTCCGCGTCGCAAGCGAACGCTGGGACAGACAGTTTAACGGTGAGCTGGACGATATTCCCGACGAATACCGGATCACCGGCTCAGGGGAAGACGCCGAGCGTGACAGCACCATCGCCGTTCTCGTCGTTGAGCCGGGAAAGGAGCCTTATGTAAAGGAGATTGACTCCGGGCTGGAGTCCTTGCAGCATGAGGTCGGCGGCTGCATCGAGGCAATTTATCCCTACGAAGACCCGGTTGCCTTAGTCTGCAACGAGGAAGGCAAGCTGGAAGGTCTGCCCCTGAACCGCGCTCTGCGTGATGAGGACGGTGACATCTACGATGTTGTTGCCGGAACATTCATGGTGGTCGGCTTGACGGATGACAGCTTCGGCTCTCTGACCGTAGAGCAGATGCAGAAGTTCGCTGACCACTTCAAAGTGCCGGAGCAGTTTGTCAAGCTGGGCGATAAGATTGTGGCGATCCCCATGATCTCGAAGGAGCAGCAGAAGCAGGAAAGTATCGAGCAGAAGGACTTCGAGATGAACGCCGACACCTCCGGGCTGACGGTTGCCGGTCACATCGGGACGTGGCACACCATTGACCAGCACGAAGTCGGCGGTCACAGCTTTTACCTGATGGAGCATGACACCTACGGCGATGAGGCGGCTTGCATCATCGTCGATGAGCGCGGCAAGCTCGTCCTTGATGATGTCTACAACGGCTTTGACGATGACACGCTCCGCCTTCTCGACCTTGAGGTCAAGGAAGTGCCGGAAATGCCCGATCCCGCGCTCTCCGTTCAGGATATGAAGGACTACGGCTACGCATGGGCTGGCGTTCTTCCCGCCGGTCAGGAAGCGGCTGAGAAGGCTTTGGAGAAGGGCTGTGAGGTTTACCGGCTCTATTCGGATAACACCGAAGGCTTGTGCGTGGATGCCAAGGAGATTGCCGATCATGCGACAAAGGGCGGAATGCTCGGTATCAGCAAGGAAAGCTGGATGGCAGCTCTTGAGAAGGAAAACTACCTCAAGGCAGCGGAGATGTCGATGGAGGATGACTACGGCATGATTGACGGGATCATCAACAACGGTCCGAAGGAGGACAAGACCGCAGAGGTCAAAGCCCCCGAAAGGGGCGAGAAGTCCTCCATCATGGACAGGCTCAAGTCTGCAAAGGCTGAAAAGCAGAAGGAATGCTGCCCTCCCCAAAAGCACAAAGGAGAGATTGAGCTGTGAGCAGAAGTCAGAAATGGCGGCAGGAGTGGTCGTTCTTCATCGGGGACAGCGGACGCCGGAAGTATAACCGCTTCTGCGTCCGCTGCGTCCATAGCTGCAAGCAGAGCTTCCGTGCGGATCTCATCGCCTGTCCGCACTTCTCCCGCAAGGCATCGCAGTGTAGACAGTTAGGGGTTGAAAAAGCCTGTGATTGCAAGCCTCAGAGCGGCGCAAATTGACCAACCTAAGTGATTGTATTCCCCGCGCAGTTTTTTCATTAGCGCAGAAATAAGTGTCGATTTCGGCACTTGTTTGAATGCCCGGAAAACGAACCAAGAGCCTCTGTCGATGCCCGGTTTGGGTGTCGGCAGAGGCTCTTTTTTTATGACATATTCAAAATAGCGGACAGCAGCTCTTGAACCTGTTGCCGGTATTCCGGCTTAATATCCGAAATACGTCTGGCAAGCGCAAGGGCTTCCGCTTCTGGCGCGTCAGTCCCAAAAATAATTCGGTCTGCGCTGACGCCGAGCAAACGGCAAAGACGCTGCAAGGCTTCAAGAGAAATACCGGAAGCACCACGCTCAATAGCGCTCAGGTGATTCGGCGTCATGCCAAGCATTTCTGAGAGCGTGTCCTGCGTATAGCCCGCCTGTTCTCTTGCCACTTGAATATTGCCGCCGATTTCAATATTGATGTCCTTCTTCTCTCGCATAGCCTCACCACCTTTGCATTTAGTGTACCTAACGGCGGTGTCATTATCCACGGTACTCCGTCGTTGATTTTACTAACGACAATGCGTTGACTGTCCGTGATGAGGGTGATAGAATGGAGTTACCTACCAAAAGAGTGAAAGAAGGGGTGTCATGTCGCGCATTATTGAGTTTAGAAAGTCTGCTCAAAAATCTGAAAAGCAATCCGTTCAAGGCAAGACTTGTGCGTTTACCGGTCATAGACCGCAGAGTCTTCCGTTCGGATTTGATGAATCCGATAAGCGTTGTACTTCTTTGAAATCTGTTATGCGGGATCAGATTGTAGCACTCATCGAGAACGAGGGCGTCACGCATTTTATTACCGGCATGGCTCTTGGCGTCGATATGTACGCTGCGGAAATTGTACTCGATTTGAAATCAAAATACCCTCACATTACTCTGGAAAGCGCAATCCCTTGTGAGACACAAGCGATCAAATGGTCTGTGGCTTCACGGGAACGGTATTATAATATCGCGGCAAAGTGTGACAAGGAGACCATGCTGCAACGGGAGTACACGCCGGACTGCATGGACAAGAGAAATCGGTACATGGTCGATCACGCCGATTATATTCTCGCAGTATGGAATGGATGCCCCAGCGGTACCGGGAATACCGTGAGATATGCCCACAAAATGAGCAAGTCCATCATCGTCATCAATCCGGCTTCCCTTGAAGTCACGCAGGAATAAGGCAAAAATCCCCCTTCTGAATCAAGCGTTGTGAAAACCGTGAAGTATTTCCCGATAGTGAATACACATTGCACTGCTCAGTGATTATTGGAAACGTGTACGGCGTATGCTGCCCAGTGAACATCTCCACGGAACACATCGAATTTTCGCGGCTTCGTAAAACGGAAAGTGTCACCTTATGAACGGTCCCTTGCCGAGAGAAAAATAAATCGCTGGAAACGGGAACGCCCCCGGCACTGTGCGTCTGGCACAGTGTCGGGGGCGTTTTTTCGTGTCTTAGTTATGAGCCAGTTCATTTAGGAGCAGCTTTCGATAGTCCACATCCAAGACGCAGCGATGGAAGTCCATCAAACGGTGTTCGTCGAACAGCTTTTCACAGAGCTTGGTCAGCGGATGATTCATCAGCTTTGCAGAAATGCCAGTCTCGTTGAAAAACCTTGCCCATGTGAAGACCTCTTCTAAATCCTCCTGCCCAAGCGTGGCAGGAATGATGGCGTTGCAGAGACGTACAATGGGGCTATCCGCAAATCGTTCTGCCACTTCCTCCGGCGAGCATTCATAGCGGTCACAGTCAAAGGAAAGCGCATCCTCAATTTTAAGATAATTTTCGATTTCATCCCGCGTCAAGGTTATGGTGTAGTCTCCCATACCAGACGGCACATCAATATTCTCCATGACATCAAGTTCGTAACGAGAGCCGCCGATGATTGCCTCAAAGGAGAAAGACTGACCGATTACTGCTGGGTTTTTGTCTATCTTGTCCTCGTTCAGAAATGACAGCGGATTGTACTCTGTCAGTTCCCAGTCGATTTTTCCTCTCTCTGTTTGTTCGGCAATCTGCTGGATCAAATGTCGTTCTTCTTCGTGCAGATTTTCATTGTACATCATGATACACCTCCGTTTTCTGATTCTCGTTTTTTGGGGGCTGCTCTATGTTTCCGAAGAGACTGCCGTTTGTATCATCATTCCTTGGCTGAGGGCAGACTTTCGTAAAACCTTTTTAGCTCATCCAGACTGCTTGTACGATTCTTGATAGGCAGGGAGTCCCATGTGATGTCATGATAGCGTTCCGGCGGCTCGTCCCGCAGTCTTCGGTCGATGATGCAAACAATGCCTGTGTCTGTGAAATTACGGATCAATCGCCCGATACCCTGCTTGAGTTTGATAATCATTTCGGGAACGCGAACATCCATCAGAGCATCCTTAGCAACGGAACACTTATACTCGATAATCGGATCGGGGACAGGAAACGGAAGTCGGAAAATGATAACATTGGAAAGGCTTTTTCCTTCAATGCTGATGCCTTCCCAGTATGCGCCCGTCCCCAGAAGCACGGAGTTCGTATCTTCCTTAAACTCATTCAGCACCTTGTCCTGCGACGATCCCGGTTGCTGCATCAGGATTTTATACGGAAGGTTCTTCTGGCTGAGAATGGAATAGACCTCCTCCATATCGGTTTTCGCCGTAAACAGCACGAGTGCCTTTCCGTTGGAAATGCTCAGGATCTCAAGCAGTCGCTCCACGCCCTTTTCAATGAAGGCTTCATGTTCTCTGGTCGGGTGCGGGAGATCGTCGCAATAGTAGATCATGGCGTGTTCATCGTATGGATATGGGGAAGGCTTTGGCTCGGATAAGCAGCCGCGATCACCAGCGGGAAAGCCGGTATTGCTGATAAAGTAAGAATACTGTTCTTCCAGAGACCCGCTCGTGGCGTTCGTCAGCGTGGCAGAGGTCAAGATGGTTCTTTCATCACCATTGAAGTATAGGCGGCTCACAATTTCTTTTGTGTTTTTAGGGCAATAGACGAGTTCCGTGTTGCTGCCGTGCTGCTCGATCCAGATCAGCATATCATCTATCTGGTCAAGAAGCTCTGAAAGGGACTCGCTGACGGCATCCAGATCATCAGAAGCAGCAAAGGAACGGTTGTTTCCGAAATCCATGCTGGAATAAATCTGAATGCTGGACGAAAGGTTGTGTATGGCGGCGTTCATTTCCGTAAGCAGCTCAAACGCACTGCCGTTTTGGTCGAAGAAAAAGCGGTCAGCGTAGCGCATATCCTGCTCTGCATTGTCGATCTGCTTTTGGACTTGCACTTTCAGGCAGTTATAGAAGGCAATGATGGTGCTCTCTGCCTCTCGCTTTTCACCGAACACACTGCTTTGGTCAGAGGGTCGCAGTTCATAGAATGCGCTTTTAATCATTCCAAAGAGCATACCCTGACCGAAACGCTCCGTCGTGGCACTCCGCACCTTATCATCCAAGTTGTGCGCTTCATCCACGACAATCAGATCAGCGGCGGGGTTAATCAGTCCGTCCTGCCCGCGTCGTAGTTTCATGAGATGCTGGGTAAGAAAGTCCTGATTGCACAGAACAACGCCATCCGTAAACTTCAATGCTGCACGGACCTTGTAATATTTGCACTTCTTTTCACAGGAGCCGCAATTCTTCATGCTGAACCGCTGCACGTTTACCTTGTCCCAGACGCCTTGCGGCAAAACCTCCGGGAAATCCTTGCGTTCCTCATACCCCTGCTGGATTCCTTCTTTAAGCGCGTCCGGTGGAGCTGCTTTCGGATCGCACATATACTCATCTGCGCGTTTGTTGCAGAGATAGTGAGTCTGTCCTTTTGCCAGAATCACATCTCTGTTCAGCCCAAGAAGGGGCATGACCGCGTGGACATCACGCCAGAGCTGTTCTTGAAGCGCGATGGTCGAGGTTGCGATGATAACCGGCTTGTTCATGCGTTTGCTGTACAGCAGCACCGGCACAAGATAGCCAAAGGATTTGCCAATGCCCACGCCAGCTTCAATCGCAAAATGTTGATCATTTATGAGGGCGTCCACAATCTCAAAGGACATATCCTGCTGCCCCTCACGCGTTTCCAATCCATGCTGCGGGGCTTCATCCCAAAAGAAGGTGCTGACTTGCTCACTCATGGAGTACAGCTCTGCTTTTCTGCGCTTTTTCCGTTCCTCCGATGTATTGAATCCAAAATAGAATCTGTTGTCCAT